TGGTGGGTGCGGGTGACGTATCTTTCAATGCGGCTCAGGTCCAGACGAACCAATACGATGCGGCCAGTAATAGCAGCAACACGCTTACCGTTGCGCGAGGAACGTCCACCCTTTCATCCACCACATTTTCAGTTGCATCCTCCAAAACATTTGGAGACGCGTCGTTCGCTATAACCACGCGACCGACCAGCAACAACACCACTGTTGACATCGTGTATAGCAGCAGCAACCCCAGTGTGGCAACCATTGATGCATCCGGTAATTTTATAACCATTGTGGGTGCGGGTGACGTGTCTTTTAATGCAGCTCAGGTCCAGACGAATCAGTACAACGCTGCCAGTAATACCAGTAACACGCTTACCGTTTCAAAGTTCGCGCCAACTCTGGCATTTGTAAGTCCGCCCACGACAAAAAATGTTACAGATGCTGCATTTACAGTTACGGCTAGTAGCGCCAGTTCTGGCGCAGTGACGTACAGTAGCAGCAACACATCGTTTGCAACTGTGGATGCCAGTACCGGTTTAGTGACTTTAAAAGGCGCAGGTACCGTTACAATTACCGCATCCCAAGCATCCACTGAGGTATACGGTGCGCCTGCAAATGCAACGTGTTCGATTGTAATTGAGTCGGCTGGAACAGCCTTAGAAGGTCAGACCATTTCGTCCAGCACATCATATGCGTTGGTTGACTTGTCAGGTGCATCACTGGTTGGAACCACCGTTTCTGGCGTATCATTTTCAGGAGCAAATTTAAGTAATGTGGATTTTTCAGGTGCTATTATTGCAAACACAAACTTCGCAAACGCAAACATTAGCGGAGCCACAAACTTACCAACATTTAGTACAGTGCAAAAACTGCAACTGCTTAAAAACATTAATAATGTGGGAATAAGCGCGGTTCAAGTTGCAAGTACTGTTTCAGGAAGCGAAATTAATGCCTTGCTAGCAAGTCCTGACACCACAGTGGAGGCAGCCACTTTCACGATAAAGCCTCCGACTTCTCTTGATGCAAGCGCCAACAAAGTGGTAACTGTAACGTCAGTTGATATTACAGGAGGGAAATCGGTCTACATCCCAATGAATGCAAATGAAACTGTAAAAATAAATAATGTTATATATTCATTCAATGGTACAAATATACTGGACACTAATGGAAATGTTGTAACATTCGCATCGTTTGCAGGGACCCCGTTTAAAATATATGCAGGTTCGGTAGTTGCTGTAAATATAAACGATACATTAAATAAAATCACTATTTTAGGAGATGGGCTGTACAATATATTATATCAACTATTTACTTCAAAAAATGAATGAAATAAAATATACGGTATGTTATGTATTGCGTCATAAAAAAATCAATCTGAATGCGTATCAGCAAGTTCAATTCAAAAACTCGAAAAAGTTATCCAATCCGGCTTTACTCGTACTCAACACCCAGGACCGCACAACGCATGGCATACAAGTATTTGGGTAGAACTGCAAAATTGTACCCAGCGCGAAACCCTGAAAAAAAATATTCCATTTACGACCCAACCCATAATAAGTGGGTTAATTTTGGACAAGTTGGGTACGAAGACTATACGAAGCACCACGATAAAAAACGGCGTAAAAATTATCTTACGCGAACCAAAGGAATGTTGGGCAACTGGAAAACCAATAAATATTCCGCAAATAATTTAAGTCGGCATATTTTATGGTAGCAGCAGCGAATGAAAAATAAAAATATAAAATATACAATAATAAGAAAGAAAGAAAGAACGAAATAAAGAAAATGAACTTTGGTAATATAGGGAACATAACTGACTCATTTAAAAATCCGGGTTCTGGTTCGGTTCGGGTTCCGAGTCCGGATGACTTTACAACTATTTTTACAGACATAAAAACGGCGGCTATGGAATTTGTAGATTCAATTATGTCCGGTGCCAAAAAGTCGACACTAGGAACATCTTTTATGGAGAACGCGTCCCATATTATTGGCCTTGCCGTTCTTATTTTAGGGTTTGTATTGTACATCCAAATTCAAATCGGAAACGAAGAAGCTTCCAAAGATGTGCGCAATACAAACAAGTACGCAACCAGCATCATTGACGACATCGATGCGGAAAAACCGTCCAGCAAAATATCGAAACGCGTGACAATTGAGTTGTTTACTCCAAAACTTGAAAATCCGCATGAACCACCGGAACAAGCCAAACGGAAGCCAATGACGGCAGACAGCGCTTCCGTGGCATCGATTGGTACGGCCGTTGAAAACACGGTTATTGGAGCAGTATCAAGCCTGCTTCCAAATGGACCGTCCATGGCAACGCGAGAAAAGCTGCAACAAAAATCGGCAACTTGCAAATCAACGGACGGTTTTTGTAAGCTCAATCATGATAAGTTGGACAAGGCGTGCAGTGACATTACGAGCCAAGGAACATGTGCCGAAAAATGTTGCTGTGGCTGGGTAAAGTTTTCAAATACAAATGAAGGCTCAGGCGGGGTTGAGCCTAAACCTGGTAGCGGAGTGCTGAATTCGCTGGGCATATCCCCGGACGGAAAATGCGTGGCTGGAAGTGTTGATGGGCCAGAACTCACTTTTGGTAGAGACATCGACTATTATTATTACATGGGCGAGTGCATGAAGGGAGTATGCAAACCCAAAGGTTCAAAAAGCAGTTGAACATTGAACATAACATAACATATGTCAATGTCCAATGTCAAATCAAGACAAAATCGACGGTGAACGAAACTCCAGTATATCAAGGCACTTGCCCGTAGTTGGAAAAAGGTCGGACCCGTAAATATCTTGCAACATCAGCCATTCAAACATGCCGCCCAAATACACGCATACATTCGAAATACCAAGCGTTTTCAACTGGGTGTATTTGGCCATTACGCTTTCATCGGTCGCATTTTTTCCGTACACTACCACTGTTATGCTATCTGCATAGTCGTTTTGTCCAGAAATAATGTCATTCATTTGCGCCTCTTCGTCTTTTGGCAATACCGTATTTTTTATAATACACTCTTGTCTTCCCGCGTCCAACGTACTTATCAATATAAAATGTTCGCGGTCTTTATGTTTATGGTTATACTCATTTCCATTTTCAATACCGGTTCCATATCCAGAACCAATGATGGTTTGAACGTCTTCAAAGTTGATGAAATGACCTTGCCGTTGCTTTTGTCGGTATATTTGACCTCCTCGGCGTTCATTCTTGAATCCGCATTCATAGTTTTCATAGTAATTTGATAGTGATAATCCGTTTCCCATGTTTCGCGCGTGTACGTTTGCATATGAAACTGTTTTTATTATATTTATGTTTAAAACATAATAAATATAAATTACCGATACATTGTGCATAAAAAAATAATTATTTTAATACCATGAGAGCCTCGATAAAAAAAGAGTACCGTTTAGGGGAACTAACTTTTAAAACGAAAAAGGCGTGCGAAGAATGTGTTCGATGGGTACTGTCTGAACTCGGGTGCGTTAGGGTTGGACAAGGACATCCCAAATGGGCATTTTAAATAACGTCCTAAATAATCACCCTGAAAAGGAGTTTAAGATTGGCACAGGCGTTGACTATTTTTGGATAAAGAAGAACGAGGTTGGAAACGGATACGCAACGATGATTCGAAGGACAGATGGGTCAGTCGCTGACTTTTCATGGCGTTATTGTTGCGAATTCAAAAAGCGACCTGTTACAGAAAATGTTACACGTGCGATGCGAACCGCAGTTACAGAAGACATTGTTAACTTCAAAAAAGGGTTTGGTTACAACTTCACATGTGCACTGTGTAAAAAGCAAGGGACCGATTCTCATGATTTTCACGCCGACCACGTGCATCCTTTTTGCCACATCAAGACCAAATTTCTCTCCAATGAACCAGTACATCCAACCAAGTTCGCAGACACGCTTGTTGGAGCAACATGTTTTCACACAGATGATGCCGAATTTGAAGAAAGATGGGTTCATTTCCACAAAAATAAAGCACAACTGCAAATATTATGTGCAAATTGCAACTTGACTAAAAGCTCGAATGACTAATTAGAATTAGATTATGATTATTGTCGTCGTTGTCGTCGACTGTGTGGTTTTGATTCGACGCCGACACGAACGCGTCTTTTTCGAGTGGTCGATTTCGGGTCCCAGTGTCGGTTTACCTGGCTGGGTGATACCAAGCCCAATAATTTTTTATACAAGTCGTCGGGGACTACCTGGTTGTCGTTTTTGTTTTCATTTTCATCGGCGTCACTGTTGTCGCTGTCGCTGTCGCTACTGTCACTACCGTAGTACAACAACTCCTTTAACTTGGTTTTCATAGGCACCGGAACCGGCACGGGAGCGCCGTCTGCAGAAGAAGATGCATTTGATGTGGTTGTTGAATGAATCATAAATATTCCTGCTGGTACAACAATCGCGTTTTTTCCGTTGGCGCGTTCAAATATGTCGGACACTTTTGCTGGAATCGTATTCGCGTCGGATTCGGAGTCGGACCCGGATTCATTTTTAGAGGTACGGTTGCCTTTACCACCTCCGCGTTTCGCACGTGCATGTGTGAATGCTGGAATTCCGGAATTTAAAAATGAAGAGTTTAACGTGTACCCGCCTCCAATTAATGTGTTGTTTTTGTCACGCGTCAATAATAAATCGTAGGACATCAAATTCCAAATTCCAAATTCACAAATAATTCAATTACTTACTGTATATATTATAGGTTTAATTTATATTCCTTGTTAATGTTTACAATTTCATTTTCATTTTTTTTATTTTTATTTTTATTGAAAAAAAAAAATAAAAAAAAACGAAACATAAAGTAGTAAAGTAAAACATAAAAAATAATACTTGAATATCAGTGAACGTGATGGGAGATACGATTACAAGACATTCAACGTCGGCACTGCCTCCAGGCCAAGATGAATTACGACCGCCTCCATTACAAGTTGACTCGAATAATGCATCCCAAGAAGCGTCTATGAATGCAATAACCGCTGCGGCTGAAAATAAAAATACAATGAACCAAATTTCTGGAAGTGTTGGCGGTGGTGGCGGCAGTGGCAGAAGAACCCGACGGTATCGCAAACGCAAAAACGGTTTTAAACGCACAAAATGCACTTGTAAGTGCAAATGCAAGGGATGCTGTTTTAGTCGTCGCCTTAGTAGACGCAGTCGTCGTAGACGCAGTCGTCGTAGTAGCATGAAGTTGAATGACTCGCAACGACGTATTATAAGCAAGCGGATTCAAATGAATATGTTCCATCGGAAAATAAGAAAAAATAAAAACACGAATTATCAAAGTCAAAGCGGAGGTGACCCGGCACTTGTTCCACAACACGGAGCATCATGCGCATCAAGTGCTGAGCAGAATTGTCCCGGAAATTCATCCGCCGCATTGTTGGAAGCCAGCCGACAAGCGAGTATGTACGCGCAAGGTGACCAACTTGAATAAACTAAACTTAACACTTCCAACGATTGCCACACTTGATGCACGTGACAAATGTGGTCATGGGTTCATCTGCGGACCGCGTTTGCATTTGGTAGTACGTACATTGGCGAGACTTGCACTTGTAACATAAGAAATTGTCGGTAGACGCTTCCAGGTGCACTTCGTACTTGTTTTTGTCGCGAATACGTTTTTGTTCCAGGAGCGCGCTCCATTTTTCAGGCATCATTTCTTGATGCGTCATAAACGGCAGGTCTTGTGCTTTTATTTTACGCGAGAGTACGGCTTCTCGTATCGCTTCCACACTCAAATTGATGTATATGCTGCGTGCGTGGTCGGTATAAATTTCTACAAAGAACGGGTTGCTCCATTTTTTGACGATTTGTTCTTTGGTTGCTTTTTGAATGATAAAGTTGTAAATGCCGCGTTCCAGATTGATAGACATGGTATCTATGTCTGAATGGTTTCCTTCTGCGTTGCCGTCTCCGGTTACATCGCCTGCGCCAGTAAGAATTGTCTTAAACCGCTTCCTCAAGTTGTCTCTAAACGCCACCGGATTTGAAATGGTTCTCATTGTTCTATTCTGTTTTCGTAATGCATAATGATAAAATGAAACATGATGAATTTAAATCAATTTATCATATTTTTATTTTTTTTTATTTGCTTGACTTTCTCGATTTCTTTGATTTGATTGGCTTTCTCGATTTTTTTGACTTCAATGGCTTTCTCGATTTTTTTGATTTTTTCGATTTTTTATTTCTTGACCCACCCATTTCAGGCGATTTAGTATGTACAGTTACAGCAGAGCAGTGTATTTTTTTGTTATCTTCGCTTGCGTTAGGTTCGGTGCAGTCTTTGGCTGCGCTTCGAATAACTGCATTAAATTGAGCCGGGTTAAAAATATTTAAATTTTTAAATAGTTCTGCCAAACCTGAATATGAGTCGAAATAAGTAATCCTTTTATCTAAACCATCTACTGGTTCAGATACACGATGAATAAACACTTTGACTCGGTCTCCGAACTCTTCCAACATTTTTGAACCCGCTATAGCATCAGCCTGTCCATTATCACCAATCCATATAAAATCTCTTTCTGGAAAAATTTGAGCGTATTGTTTAAAGCGGTTGAATTTTACATCTCCAATTGCCGAATAAAAGGAAGAATCGCGGTCGTTACCTTTATTCCACCAATTTTTTATAATGCTAGGTAAGTTAGCCAACTGTCGTCTTTTACTTTCAATCCCTTGAATGAATCCAAAATCTCGACCAAGAATCGTTTTCAATTCATCTGAATTAATTTTACTATGTTTCAAAAATCCAGGTGTTGCAGAAAGGATTGTCGTGTACCCGGTTGAATTAGGTAACTTATGGAGTTCTTTATAAAATTGTTTAACACCAGGATAAGGAACCTTTTGAGGCCATGAAGTGTCGCTTCCTGGAACATATGTTTTATGACCATAGTTGGGATACAACGTGTCATCAATGTCGGTTAACACATGTATTTTTCTCTTTAATGAAGGTGAAATTTGAGCGAATGTATCCAATAAAGCCTTTGCCGCCGGCGATGATGGTTCTCCATTTACGTTGAAGATAAGTTCACGCAAGTCACAACCATAGTTTTCGTGTGTAATACCAAGAATTCCATACCAACAGTTCACGTCTTTTGAAAACTGAACATCCAGTTTCTTTTTAAACTCTTCTATTTGGGCTTGGGTAAAATTTGATATTGTAGTATTTATTGACTCAAGTATTTCCGGTTTTGTTTCTTCAGTAACACGGTCTTTATAAGTGTCCTTTAAACGATTATACGCGGAACTGGCGTATGAAGTAATATTTGAATGTGGTAAAAATGTATTAAGTATTGTATCAGGACGATAATAAGTAGTTTCTGAGGGTAATACACTTGTATTATTAGTTAAATGACTTAACGTGCCTATTCGGCTTAAAGGGCCTAACTGGCCTAAATGAGCTAATGCCATTGTAATTATGTTATATATATATTATATGTATTTATTTTTTCACAGTATAAATATATATATATTATATACATATATTACATATTGAATGCGTGTTTTACAAAAACTTGTTCCGCGACGGTACATTCCGTCCATGTTGTCGAGCCGAGACACAAAAACGGTACGACGCGAGCTTGCTTTATCCCGACGCCTGTACCGAAAAGGCGTTTACTATACGCGTCGCAAGGTTTCTTCGTTTCCATCCAAAAAATCTGACCATATTGTTCGCGCCGAACGCATTTACAAGATAGATAAAGTAGTACCGTCGCATATTCTGGCAAAAAAAACGGGGTGCAGTATAAACGCACTCGCAAAAATCGAGAGAAAAGGTCAAGGTGCCTACTTCTCATCCGGCAGCCGTCCGAATCAAACTGCGCATTCCTGGGGGCGAGCCCGGTTAGCGAGCGCAATTACTGGAGGTAAAAGCGCTGCAGTGGACTTTTCGATTTTGGATAAGGGATGTAACCACGCCACCAGCAAGGCGTACCGAATGGCTAAGGCCGCTGTAAAAAAGTACGGTCACGGCCAACGACACACGCCGCGCGTACAGCTTTAAATGAAATGAAATGAAATAATGAGACGGAATCGTTTATAAGATATTGATATTGTAATAACGTATCATTCTAAAAAATGCCAGCATCATTACAAGTATAAACGCAAAGTAGTTGATTCGATTTGCTTCATTTGTAGTAAGTTGGGTGTTAAATACTTTATTTATCAACGGTCTAAAAAACTCAGGTTGACCTGTTTCTGTGTTTGTAGTTAGATTTGTATTCGTATTTTTTATTTTTTCTCTAAAATGGTGTTCAAGCCTGGTTAAAGTACATTCGCCGTCGAGGTCATTCCAGTCTAAAATAACAAACATACCAAACAGTATATAATAATGTATTTTTTTAATAGGAGTTATAATCCAACCGAACAAAATATATAACACCATTAGGATGTGCAAGTAATGAATACTATCGGCTATGATAGCATTTATATCCATAGTTATTAATATAGTATATAATTATATATAATTATATACACATATTTGTTAGTTAGTTAGTTATGACTTATATTGCATAACATGATACGCCAACCAAAGAATGAATGACCCCACTAGTGCGATTTGCACATATTTAACCGCTGGCGCGTCGTCATCTGCTTTCAACAAGTATATTAACCCACATATGAACAATGCAGCATAAATCGTGTAAAACACGAAAACGTAACGGTTAGTGTTCATCTGAATGTGCGAATCGGCGTTGTCCATCATGGCATTGTTCACCTCCAAGTTCTTCACTTTGTTTGCAAGAGCATGCACTTTGGGTTCCCAAACGGTTTGCATTTGGAAAACAGCATCGTCCAGCGTATCAGACAGAGAGTTGCTGATACTGGGTATCGGTTCAAACCGCATATCAACTCGGGACTTTAAATCCATGATTGCTTCATAGCGTTCGCGCAAGTCTTTTACCATTTGACTTTTCAAAAGTGGCGGGCCCGAGTTTCCACTCGTTTCAAATTCGTCCGTGTCCCCACCTACAGTATCTACGCAACGCGACTGGTAGGAAGTGGTAGCTCCCGTAACTTTACTACCAAGCGTAACCACGACATTACTATTTTCTGGCGCGGTCCAGTACTTGTAATCGGAGTCGTGCACTTTTGTAACTGGAATCGTAACATAGTTCACGGTATTCGTGGTAGACGCGGTCCCGTTAATTGTCCAAAGTTGGTACTTGGCTGGATTATCGGGACTTTGAATGGTGATTTGTCCTAACAGTGCACTTACATCTGGTGTGTTTTTGATTTGAAGGTCTTTCTTTGATATGTACAAAAAGCTGGCATCTGACTGACTCGCATTATTGTAAACGATTGACCCGGATGAAATGTCGGTGGTTGTTGTAGACACGACGGTAGTAGTCGGTTTGACCCTGTACAAAAATATAGTATTTGTACTAAGCTGCGGTCCACCTCGTGCATAGCATGCGCCTTTCAACGCATCATTCCCCGAATAACTTCCATCAAGGTATAAAATGGTGTTGAACTCCGTAGTTGCCGCTCCAGGAGCGGCAGCGTTCATAGTAACAATATCTGCAGGGTTTCGGCCCGTCCGAACACGTACCGCCGCGTCAGACTTTTTTGCCATTTCTTTGCACGCGTACAGCCCGTTGGCATTGTTTTCTCTTTCACTGGCAGCGTTGGGATATTTCCCGAGATACGTCCATCCCGAATAGTTGGTCGTAGTTGTCGTGCCAGGTGGCGGAAGCACAGTTCCAGAATCTGCATTTAAAACCGGTTCGTCCACCCAGTACGTTCTATCTGCAGTAGTAACGCCAATTGAGTTGAACCGCGAATTCGCGCTGGTTTTTGCGCCGGGAACGCTGCCATAACACGAGTACTTCCACGTTCCTTCGTACCCGTTTTCAGGAGTGTAATGCACAATTCGAGTATACATTTTATCATCTCTCAAAGCCGCGCGTTTGCATTCTTCGACCGTGTCAGATTCCCCGATATAGTACCATCCCGCCGACTCGCTGCTGTCACCTGGCGCCATTCCCAGACCCGCCATGTCGTTTCGACCTTGATAATCGTTCCAGTCACCGTTTCGAGACTTCATGTACTCGGCGTACGCCTTATACCGTTTATAATAGTCGCGAATCATCATTTCAAGTTGTCGGCGTTCACGTTTCAACGTAACGAGTCGGTCATACTTTCCGTCACTGTATTTATCCGTGTAATACGGTCGTTCTTGGTATATGTCTGCATACGACGCAATTGTTGGTACAGCGGGCTCATTCTGATTCATCTGAGTCATTCTATTTTATTTTTTTCGCACGACTCTATTGTCTATTACTTTACCTTGTATTTTATTTTATTTGGCAATACCTTATTATTTTTATTTGTTTATTTTTTTAGCTTTTTGAATAAAAAAAGTGAAAACTTATAAATACATGGTTACCGCTGGTCCAGACAACATCTGTCCGCGCGATTTGACATCATCTGCGGCTGTAAACAATTCAAATCCCGCATCTAAATCTTTCATGATTAGTTTTCGACGATGGGTTTCCGGTAAATAAAATACACGACGACTGTGTGCGATTTTCGTTTTTGTAAAAAAAACTTCAATGTCTCTTCCAAAGTATTTGAAATAATGAACACGGGACTTGAACCATTCGTCCTTAACTGCGTCTCGCTCATTACTGTCAAACGTCCAATGATTATCCTTCATTATTTTTTCAAAAATTTTGCGTAACTCAACAGCATCATAGTTTTCAATTTTGTACCTCCACGTAAACCGAGAAGACAACCCTTCATTGTAACTGAAAAAACAATCATTTAGCTCTTTTTCGTAGCCGGCAATAATCACCATGAGCTCATGTTTGTGGTCACTCAAGGCTTCACACAACGTGTCAATGCACTCCTTTGAAAAGCTGTCGCGTTTTTCGGTATTACCTAATGCGTATGCTTCGTCAATAAAGAGTACGCCACCAATCGCAGCATCAATGACTTCGCGTGTTTTAATTGCGGTTTGACCCAAGTAGCCTGCAACCAAATCAGACCGAGTTACTTTTTTAAAAGTATTTGATTTCAGAACCCCCAAGTTGCAAAAAATGTTGCCAAGGATTTTGGCAACTTCCGTTTTACCCGTGCCGGGTGGCCCGTAGAGCACGGTGTGCATGTAGTCCCCTGTTTCAGACATCTCTTTCTTTGAAGAAGGTGACCGAGAACTCGACGCTGCTGAAAAAAGACTGGGTTGAGGGCCCAAGAAGGCCGGCGCAAAAATTGCATTTGCTGGGAATTTGAAAATATTAGAAGACGACGATGGTGCCGATGCCTTTTTAGGGTCGGGGTTGGTTGTTTTTTCATCTGGTTTTTCTTTAACTGTATCCGAAACAAAAAATGAAAACAGCGCAGAAAGCGGTTCTTCATTTGAGCCGTGTCGGTTGGTAGAATTAGAAGTTGTATTAGAATGAGTGCTGCTGCCAAATGTAAAGAGTGGTTTACCGTTGGTCGTAGTTTCGGGTGTTGCTGGTACCGCAGGAGTGCTCGACATTGGTGCCGGAGACATATGTTTCCGTTTTGCTTTGAAATTTGTAATGTGAACGGGAGGGAGGGGGTCAGTGACCGTATTCTCTACGGCGGGTGTTAAATGCAGTCGCTGAACAAAATACATAATTTGGTCAATTATGGTTTGCTTGATTGCATTCATACCAATCATG